GTCGGGTAATTCTATCATTCATCGAGCTTCCCCCATTTGGTTTCAGCTCTGCGAGGTAATGCTTTACTAACCATCGCACTAAGCCAATAAATGAACCAATAACGGTCGAAGCAGCAACAGCAAGAGCCGCTATGTCCTGCGCACTCATTACCGTTTTGGTGTGGCATATCCGAACACTCCTGAGAGTACTGCGAATAAGATTGCTCGGTAGTCGATGTCGAAGTTAGTTGCCGACCAAGCGGCTAAGAATGCTCCTGCTGCTAGGACTATTGGATTCTTCAATTTGTGGCTCCTCATCTGGTATGTCGATTATTTCAACGATGTTGTTATTTGGCTTTGATGGATCATAACCGCCTAACCCATAAGTAATTGTTTGAGTCATTACGCCGCCCTTAGCCATGTCACAAATAAAGTATCAGAAGCTGTTAATCCTGTTGCCGTTGCAAAAGATGTAGCGGCACTGACTGTCTGCGACCAACCAAGTAATACGTTCGCATCGGTAATTGTTGTTGTTGCTCCAAATCCCATAGCTCCGTTAATTCCGGTAGCAGCAGCATTTAAGTATGTGTAGCTTGCAGCAGCGTTTATGTTATTGATTGCTAACCAGTACCAACCTGGGCTCAAAGATTGATTTATTGTTATTTCGTAAGCAGTATTGGTTGCAGTTGGTGCAATCAAACCTGCATCAAGTAAAACTGTTGAAGGTTTTTGTGTAGTTGCATCATTGTTGTAAATACCCAGCCTTAAAGAACCAGTGCCAGTACCAGTTAATCCTGTTCTGGTTCCAATACGATCAAAAGTTGTTGTTGCGGGCACGTAAAATGGAGTGTAATCGGTACGCCCAAAAACAGCAGCAACTCTTGTAACTGCAACTGAAGTTAATGTCCGATAATAATAAGTTGAAATAAATGGCAATTTGAAAACGGCAGCACCAGTCGCACCTGTGGCACCTGTAGCACCGGCTGAACCAGCAGCACCTGTTGCTCCTGTTGCTCCTGTAACTCCCGTTGCTCCTGTGTTGCCCTGTGCTCCAGCACTACCAGCTGCGCCATCTGCTCCGGTGTTACCTGTAGCACCTGTGTTTCCAGTGTTGCCTGTAGTACCTGCTCCGGTTGCTCCAGTGTTGCCAGTATTGCCTTGTGCTCCTGTAACACCTGCTCCAGTTGCACCTGTTTGTCCAGTTGCACCTGTCATGCCAGTGTTACCACTAGCACCTGTTGCACCTGTTGCACCAGTCATTCCAGTGTTGCCTGTAGCGCCAGTACTTCCAGTCAGACCAGTTAATCCTGTAGAGCCTGTAGCCCCTGTATTGCCCGTAGAACCAGTGTTACCAGCCCCAGTCATACCAGTTGCACCAGTATTGCCTGTAACGCCTCCAGAAGGGCCTGTAGGGCCTATCGGGCCTTGTGGGCCATCACTTGCTATAGAGACGATGGTAACATCCTCAGTAACCGTTACATTGGTTACATCCTCGGTTATCTGGATAATATCGCTCATCGAGTTACCTGTGGGCTAAGACTGATCTTGCCCTGCACTAGACGAGTTACTACTCCTGTCGAGCTTGTAATCTCTAAGTCATAGACATAGTTACCAGCAGCAATAGCCCCAGTCTGTGCAGCTGTAGCAGTAACAGCGATAGTGCCAGTAGCAGCAGTGATAGTGATACCACCGCTAGGAGATGTCAGAGATAGGTCTGTCGTAGAGTCTGCATAGGTATCGCGGATCTGTAGAGCTGCTGTGTAGCCTGTTAGGTTAATGGCTGTACCTGCTGAGTCCTTATAGACGAAAGTAACAAACCAGTTAGAGCCTTGGTCAATCACAAAGTTATTTGTAGCAGCTGTCATAGTGTGCCTCCTAGCATAGGTATCTGAAAAAAAGAATCATCATTGTCAGCTTCTTTCTTAAAGCTGATATGGCAGTGGTGATTGTGCTTGTTAGCCCCTTTGTATGTGCGCCACTTCCAATTAAGTAACCCACTCGCAATCCTGCCGTCAAAGATGATGTAGCTAATTCTCTTGCCATTACGCTTTGCAAAGACTCGAATCTCATCTGCAAGATCGGGCATGATGTCTGGCTTGGCTTGCCCCGATAAATCACGGTCAATGTCGATGGCACGAACCCATCCATCCACATCTGGAATATGATCAGACTTGCCTTCACGCATGTGCCTGATATCGGCGACCCAGCCGTCACTCTTACGATCACGCTGGATGAATGCATCGTCAATTTGTTCCCTCAGCTGTATGGCTGATTTACTCAGGCGCGGCTTCATCTGTTATTACCTTTTCGTAAGTAGCCAATTCTTCAGCGTTCATCTCGCGCACAATTTCCTCACCAGTTGAGCAGTCTATAATAACTATTTTTGGCATTAGTTACTCCCAAATACTGTAAAGGCACTTGGTGCGATAAATGAACTACTTGAAAGCGTAAAATCTATGCGGTCAACAGTTGCAGTGTTATTCCAAATAGCCCAAGCGTTAGCATAGGAATTTGATTGGTTTGCTTGTCCTACTGAATAACGAATAGATTTTGGAGTTGATTGATTTGCATAATCAATAAGAATTTCAGCGGCAAAAACAGTAGATGCAGTATTTAAACTAGAAGGCGGATTTATCAGCAGGCTTGTAGTGGTATTAGTACCACCATTTTCCAACCTAGTGTTATTGGAATTGTAAAAAGTAACCGCAGATGAATAATTTGAAGCAGTGTTGTTAAGTGTCATATTCAAATTAGGAGTACCTGCTGCAGGACTAACCCCTGACATAACCACTCTGTATTGCTTGTAAGATGTAAGAGATGTAAAACTTACTGTTGCTCCTGAAGTTGGAGATGATGTAGCCAGTTGCACCCAAGAGGTTATTGGTGCGCCTGCACTAGCTGCTGGAATTGTAGATGAACCCATTACGCAATCTCCATCCCTGAGATGTGGAAGTTAACAGCTGTATTAGATGCTCCACCCTTGATGGTCTTGGCCGCTGCAAGTGCTTGCTTTAAGTCGATATACACAGTTGAGTTAGCTGCAATGCTTGTTGCTGTATGGATAGCAATGTCATCTAGTGCCATTGTAAAGGTGTAAGCCGTAGCAGATGTGTTAGTCACTACGATGTTTGTGACAATGGTAGTAGTGCTGGCTGGCACTGTGTACAGCAGCGTAGTGGTAGTAGTTGTCGCTGCCCCACGAAATAAGGCTTTAGCTGTATTGGCCATTAGTATGCTCCCATCATCTGTGCGATGAAGTTATTTTGGACTGTTACATCCGCATCCGAACCCAATGTCCGAATTGCTAAAGCTCCATTTTTTACAAGATCAGTGTTGTCGGGAGTATCCCAACCCCAATAAGTTGTTGTTGCCATTATACCAGTGCTCCATTCGCATCTTGCCACATTAGTGTTGAAAGTACATTGTTCCAAATTAAGGTTCCGGGTGTAACTGTATCCCACTGAGGAGGCACAATCGAGAACTCCACAGGGGATGCGTAAATCTTTAGATCAACCCTTGAAGGGGAAGCGTTCATTGTCCAGCCTTCGACAAAGCCTTCAAACTCTCCATTGAGGATATTGGCTGGCAGGTTAGTTAAAAGGATTGGCTGACCAAAGAATATGTTGAGCAGGTTATCTAAGAGAGTGTTGGAGATGTCTGGACTATCTAATCTGAAAGTGATTGAATCCAACTGTGTCTTTGGTACAGCTCGTAGGGCTAGGTCTCTAGTGAGGATGTCACCCATATCAGCTGCGTGTTTTACATTTGATTGGTAATGCTTAGCAAATAGTCCATAGGTGGCTATTGAGGTTGCATCTGTATCTGTAAGAGTTGAGCCGTAGTTATTGTTGTAATCCACTGTCAAAGAGTTGCGAATCTTGCCAATCTGGAGGATTGACTTAACGCTTGAAGGATAGGCGTAATTAGCATCAAGTTCAGTAAAGCCATAAGTCTCAAGATAGACAGTGCGATGGTCAGCATCTGCAAAGCAGACTCGACCTTGCTTGTCCTCATAAATCTGGCCAATGCCACTATCTGCAATAAGGGTCACGATGTCCGACATGACTATTGGATCAGCAGTACGAGCAATCATCTCGTATCGGCCAGCATCGACTTCGCCTGTGCTCAAGG